GCTGGGGGACATTTGCGGGACGTCTGTGTACCATTTATGTACCATTTATTTTTTGATTTTTTCATTTTTCCTCTTGACATTTACGCTCATTGAGCGTATAATAAAGCCATAAGATAAATCAAGGCGATAAGCCGGAAAGAGGTACAACATGAAAAAGACCACCATCGAAAGAATCATCCGCAATGCTGTTGAAGAAAGAATCGATACCGTTATCGGCAAGTACACCTACCGTTTTAACGTCAACACTGGCGCTATCTACCGCTGCCTGACCGACAATATCTGCCGCATGTGGATTGACACTGACGGCAGCCGCAGCGACGCTTGGAGCGTCGTTGCTCATGCGTAAGGGATGCGACCAATCGACCTGACCGGTCAGGTTTTTGGCCTCTGGCGTGTGCTTGGGCCTGCCGGGAAAGATGCTGGCGGGCGGCTCCTCTGGCGCTGCCGCTGCTCCTGCGGTGCGGAGCGCGTCGTTTTATCATCCAATCTTCGCGGCGGCAAATCCACTTCATGCGGCCATGATCGCGGCGTCAAGCGCCGCGCAGATATCACCGGGCAGCGGTTCGGTCGGCTCGTCGCAGTGGAGCGCGTTGGCAGCCGAAGCAGCCAGTCTCTCTGGCTTTGCCGGTGTGACTGCGGCGGCACCGCCGTTGTCCCCATGAGCAATCTCAAATCCGGGCATACAACGTCCTGCGGCTGCGCGCTGCAGGAGGCGCAGCAATCCCCATCCGCGCGTGTAGCGGCGCAGGCTCTGTCGCCGCTGACGAGTCCCGGCGAACAGCACATTGCCGCGAGATCGTTTCGGCTGCGCTTTGCGCATCATGTCTACGATGTGCATAATCTCCGCAACTTTGTCCGTGAGCACCCCGGACTTTTTGATATCTCCGGCGACCCGGATTCCGTCGACGCCGTATGTAAGGCGCTATATGATGCAGGCAGCCGCGGCTACACCTGGCACGGCTGGTCTGTTACAAAATTGGAGGACAAACCATGACACTTACCCCTTTTATCCGCTCCACGCTTTACGCAGAGGCCGGCACATACGCTGACCGTGATGCCTATATCTCGGATCTGGCACTATCAAGCATCTGGGGCGACGCTGAAGACGCCGAGATCCCAGCGGAACGGCTTGCACTGCTCTGCGCGGTCTGGGACGGCGCGCACTGCACAGTCCCGGAGCTGCTTAAAAAATACGGACTGACACAGACTGGCTTTGCACAGTATTTTAACGTCCCCCTGCGCACCGTGCAGGGCTGGTGCCTCGGTGAGCGCGCATGCCCAGCGTATGTGATCGCGATGGCCGCGGAGATCTTGAGCAAAAACGTGTAACAGTAAATTTTGAAAATCCGAAAAATAAAAGCCCGTGGATCACTCCACGGGCTTTTACTCTGTATGCTGCCTTCCGGCGATGCGGCGGGCAATTGTGATGATGTGCGGCAGGCGGCGGGAGATGGTTTTTCGGTCGACGCCGATCTCGGCGGCTGCGTCCATCTGCGGGAGCCTGCGCACGATATAGAGCTTCACGATCTGCCGATCGATCTGATCCAGTATGCCCTCGTCAGTGACGCGCTCCCAGTCGCTGCGCGTGAGGTGTTCCAGCTCCTTCGGCAGAGCCAGCCGCGCAGTTATGCTTCGTCACTCCCTTCCAGCCGCCGCATGCCGGCGGCAGCTTACTTATCAAATACGCCTGTGCGGTCAAGGATGACTAGCATCCGGACGTTATCCTCGGCAAGGTCGAGCAGCAGATCTTCGCCCTCGCCGCCCTTGCCCTTGAGCAGGCCCTTTCCCACCAGTTTGTCCAGCGTCTCGCGGTACGTCTTGTTCGTGACGTCTTTCAGCTTTTCGTATCTCACTTCTTCCGCCTCCTCCAGCAGATTCTTAAATTTCTTCCATTCGCCCTCGTCGATCATCGGCGCATGGCATTTTTTGAGGCTCACATCGTAGTGGCGCACGACGTACTTGACGTTCGGCAGCTGATTTTTGAGCTGCGCATACAGCTCCGCCGCGTGCCGCTGCGTCTCGATGGGGATGTAATACCGCCCGGCGGCGTCGGTGTGGCTGACCATCTCGATCGATACCGAGTTGTAGTTGTTGACGAGCTTGCCATACGGGCCTTTGTTCCCGTCTCCGACGGACCAGGCGACGGTATCGAGCGGCACGCACTCGTAGGCCACATTGCCCTCGTCGACGACGTAGTGGGCCGAGGCCTTTCGTCCCTCGCTTCCGCCCTCAAAATAGCGGGCGTTGCCCTTGGCCGTCGCCATCTGTCCGGTGTTGGCCGTGTAGTGCATGACAATGGCTGTGATGGCGGAAAGCTTGCGCTTTCCGCCGTGCCACTTCGCCCGGATGGATCTATTGATCTCCATCATTCTTCTTTTACCTCCGGCAGGCCCGCGACGCTCGTCAGCAGGGACAGGATGCCCGCCAGCGCAGAGGCTGAGGCGACGGCGATCCAGTTTACTTCGGACAGGATCGCGCTCGTGCCGATAGTTGCGACTGCCGTCTGGGCGACGGTCTTGATCGCGCGGATGCCCGCGGCTTTCCACCATTTTGCGTTCATATGTAGTTCTCCTTTCAAATTCGCGCCTTGCGGCGTGTGTTACAAAATTTTACCCAGCACCCAGCCGATGATGCCCGTGACCAGTGCGGTCGCGACGATCTTGACCAGCGCGTCCCAGTGCTTGCCCGGTCGCGCGGTCAGTGTGTCCACGCTCTGCTGCATGCCGTCTATTTTATCGTCGAGCGTCTTCATGTGTTCTGCCATTACGGCTACAGCTTCCGCGAGCTTAGTCACGGCGTCTGTTTTCTCTTCCATTGCCTTGATTCTCCCGGTGTTTCGCTTAACGTCGCCCCTGATCTCCGCGACTGCAATGCTCAAATCCTGCAAGTCCATGTTGTTCTCCCTTCTGCGTTATCAGATCGGCACAAAGGCCGCGTCTGTCCAGTCGGCCTTTTTCCCGGCCGTGCCCATCCAGACCTTGATCTCGCCGTTGTGGGTGTAGTAGGCGTTCTGGATGAGGGGCATGCCGGCCTTCCACACGATTGGGTTGTCCGCCGTGCCGGCTTTCACAGCCTGCTCGACGTATTCTTGCCGCACCAGCACGTCGTTGACGTAGATGTTGCGCCAGTCGTAGCCCAGCTTGTCCGATTGCGTCACGTCCTTCGTGATGCCGCCTGCCTCCTGCACCAGCTTGCCGTCCTTGATGGCGGTTTTGATCTGCGTAAGCTTAGTTTCCGTCATAGGTAGCCTCCAATTCCGCCAGAATATCGCTGGCCGTTTTCTTGCCCATCTTGCAGGTGCAAGTGCCGTCGCGGTTGTCGGTGATGGGGCCCGCGACGCAGAAGTCGGAATTGTCCCATTCCTGCACCTGCTCGGTCGTCTCGCCAGTTGGGTTGCCGCTCTCATCGTAAACTGGCACAGTATCCCGCTGGACGATAGCCCAGCTCAGGCCATCGACAAAGAGCTGGGCAGCCTCTGCGTATATCATTTCAAGCGTAATCGCTTTGGATTCGCGGTTGTCCCAGTCCCGATCTGTCATTTTTCCGGCGATGCTTGCCGAGTATTCTGTGTTGTTTGTTTTGAAATAAATCATTTTTTGCCTCTCACTTTATCAGTCTGTTGTTACATGCGCATAGTTAAATGCCCTTACTCCACTATTTCTTTGATAATACTGAACCTGCACGTTAGTTTCAGATTCAAATGAGCATGTCGCCATAATACCCGGCTCACTAGATTCGTATCTTGTTCCATTTAGTAAAATATATGTCGAACTCCAATATGAACTTCTAGCTGCACCGGCAACGACTGTTATTGTCGCACCAGATTCAATCTCATACGCTCTAACTGCATTGTATTTCGTATCACCAACTTGAACGTAACTTCCATAACTTCCACCTGTGATTATTGCTCCACTAATTGTCAACGATATTGTTTTCTTAGATAGTATGATATTGTACCCAGTTCCATCGACTAGGGTTCTGCCTCCACTGATACCATATTCTGTGCCGCCGATCAGCTCCCGACCGCCGGTCACGGAATAGGCCGTGCCGGAGATCAATGTCTTGTGCGCCATGTGGCCTCCTCACTCATATTGCCAGTTGATTGCCATGTTCTCGGTCGGCGTGGTCTCCGCGGAGACCAGCGTCTGCTTGGTGATGTTGCCGGTCTTCATATAGTCCGTCCCGGCTTCGGCGGCGGCGACGCCGCCCTCGCCGTCGCCCTTGAGGATTCCGGCGGCGGTGATCTTGTTCTGCTTCTCAATGACGTCGGCGAGCTGCAGCGCCATTTCATCCAGCGTCGCGCCCTGCGGCACGGAAACGCCGTTTTGCTGCAAATAATTGCCGAGCGTGGTTTTCGCACCCGCGATGCGGTCGATCTCGCTCCGAATGCTCATGTCTGTTCCTCCTTAGATCGCGGCAAGTGCCGTTTCGATCGCGTCGGTCAGCGATACCGTGCCGCCGGAGGTGTAGCCCGCTGGGACCGCGACGCTTGTCTGTGTCAGACCGTCGATGGTCTTTGCGATCGCGCCGTTGTTGGCCATGGTGCCCTCGACCTTGCTGCCGTCGGCCAGCACGATAAACTTGCCGTCCAGCACGTCAGCAGCTCCGGCGGTCACGCCGGAAACGTCTTTGTACTTGGCCGGGATGGCCCCGACCGTGACCTTGCCGAGAACCTTGCCCTTCGTCGGCGTGATGTCCTGCGCGGCCTCGGCAGGCGTGGCGGACTTGGTTTCCAGCACGATGGCTACCTTGCCCGCGCCGGAGTGCTTGCCAGCCGGGACGGTGTATTCCTGATTTCCGGTCGTGGCGTCCAGCACCTTAGATACCGCGCCGTTGTCCGGCATGGTGCCTGCCTGCGTCACGCCGTCGGCGTCGATAAAGACTTTGTTCGCCAGCACGTCGCCGGGCGCTGCAGTCGTGGCGGATACGTCCTGGTAGTTTTCTGGGATCGCGCCGACGGTGACGCCGGACAGGCCATAATAGCCCTGATCGGGCGTGATCGCCTGCTGCTCCTTGGTCGGCGTGACGGTCTTGGCTTGCAGCTGGTAATTGCCGCCGCCTCCGACGCCCTTGACCGTACCTGTTCCGTCGTGATAGCCCTTCGGAACAGTGTAGCTCTCGCCCTCCTTGACCTGCGCATCGATCGCGCCGTTATTTTTGATGGCTGCCGCCTTGTCGGCCAGCGCGTCGAGCTTGTCCGTGCTCGCGGCAAGCCCGAGGCCGACGAGCCATGTGCGCAGCTTGTTCCGCGCGGTCTGCAGTCTGGTAATTTCCGTCTGTGTGCTCATAAAATCACTCCTTTAGATTGTCGCCAGCAGGGCGTTGATGTTGCCGACCTCCGTGTAGACGGCGGCGGACGTGACGGGCTTGGTGTTGTCCTGTTCGACTTTATCCGCCGTGTCGACGGACAGAGTATTGGTGGCCGCGTCGAGTTTGAGGCCGTCGCCGATGGTGTAGCCTCCGCCGCCGGAGCCGCCGGAACTGCGGGCCTCGTTGATGGCGTCGACGAGGTTGCCCTTGTTGTAGGTCTTGAGGTCGTCCAGATCGCCGATCTGGTTTTGCAGCTGCGCCCAGACGGGCAGCGTCGGGTCTGCCCCCGGATCTCCGGACGGCTCTGCCGCCGGCATGACTTTGCCGAGCGTTACCCACACTGTCGGCAATATTAGCCCGTCCGCGTTTGCGCCGTAGACGCCGACGCGTGCGATCGGCCCCGCGTCTGCCAGAATTTCATGCGGCACCACAACCTTGTTGCCGTCCCACGCGCTTTCCAGCACATCCACGGTAGTTCTGCCGGCCGAGAAGACGGCTGTCTTCGCCAGCCCGCTCCAATCGTCAGAAAACACAAACTCAACGGTCACAGCCTTGGCCATGCCCGCCGTCAGAAGCTCCGGCGGCGAGCACAGATGCGCGCAGGCTTTGGTGATGTGGATCTGGATCATGCTGTTTTCCTCCTATCCAATTACTGTGCCATTTACGACAAGCTTGCCTGCGTTGTTGCAGTATATCTCCGCGCGGGTGTAGTTGTTGTAGCACATATACAGATACTTCGCTGCCAAATTCACTGGCTTATCTGTTGCTCCTATGTACATATCCTTCACCATCGGCACCAGCATATTTTTGCTTGCATGTACAAATATACCGTTACTCCCGCGCTGGATCGCATACGGTGTTTCTGTCGTTCCGCCGCTGCCCGGCGGGCCGACGACGTACTCGACGATATAGCTGCCGGAGATCCGTGCGACCTTGACGCGGTCGCCCGCGGCAAATGTGGCGGACGTGTTGCATTTATAGTGCTTTGTTGTGGCTTCCGTCTGCCCCTCTAGGATGAGGGACAGACCATCGTCATAGACCGCGCCGACGGTCGCCAGAAAGTTTTCCGGCAGATTTTCGTCCGGCATGCTGATCGATGATGCAAATAAGCTGTTGATGCCCTCCATCAGGCGATCACCGTCCTTTTTGCTGAGTGTGTCATGAGGCTGCCGGCCTGCATCGTGATCGACCAGCCGGTCTCAAGGTAGATGCCTCCGAGGTCGTCGTGCGTCAGAGCGAGGATATCGCCGACGCCGTGGCCCGGCTCGTTGAGCGTGTAAAACGTGATCGCGCGCGCAGCCAGTAGGGATTCGTTGCGGCGTTTGTCTGCGTAGGCCTGCAGCTCCTCCTGCGACGCAATGTTGTCCACCCGCTCGACAGAGGTGATGCGCATGCCGCGTTTGAAGGTGGATTTTTTGGACGCCGGATTGTCGTTGACGGCGGTCGCCACCATGGCCGCGTCCAGGTCCGGGTTGTTGCAGGTCACGACAAAGACGTTCGGGGCGTCAAAAATATCCGTCTCGTCCGACCAGTTTTGCCCCAGATGCTTTTCCGGCAAAAACAGATCTGTCGTGCCGTATCGCCAGTCGATGAGCGCGGCGGACGGCTCCTGGTATGGCTCCAGGCGGCAGACGCCGTCTGCATCAAACCACAGGCTCTCATAATTGATTTCTGATAGCAGGGCATTGACGATCGTCAGATAGCTGGTGCCGATGTCCCAGTCCTCGCGGTCTGTCGCGAGGACTGCGTCGTTCGGTGTGGCAATCACCAATGTAACGCCGCAGGTAGTGAGCAGTTTGCGGATCTCCGTAAGATAGGACGCGCCGGCAGAAAGATGCAGGAGCGTCTCTGTTTTCTGCGTATACACCCGCCAGCAGCGGTCATACGCTTCGATTTCGATGCGCATGCTTCCGGCGCTGCCTTTTTTGCTGACGGTCGTGGCCTGATAGATCCCGAGCGAGGTCTCGACGCCGTCAACGCTCATCCATGGACGCAGCTCATCGGATTCTAGTTCCGCGAGGTCGTTCGGTCGGAAGCTTCCGCGCAGCGCGCCATGGATGTTTGCCGCGCGATCCCACATGATCTGCGGCGCGTCGCCGTCGGCCCATTGGAGCTGCGTGATGGGCGCGCCGTTTCGCAGGACGTCGACGCGGTATCGGACGTCACGGGTCAAGGGTGATCGCCTCCTCCTGATTGGTATGGGTGACGGTAAAGGAGTACCGCCGCATAAACTCGTCGCTGTTGCTCTCCAGCGACGGAAGCGTGCCGATCGCCATGTTGCCGTAGTGATCTTTCAGACAGACAAGCCGCCCGACAAGGGCCTCGAGCGCGAGCGCGCTGGCTCGCTGGCTGTGCGGCCACGCGCATGCGACGGCGAGTGACCGGTCGCGCTGCTCGCTGCGCTCCTCCACGGGGTAGGCAAGCCCGGCCAGATGGACCGTGCTGACGCCGGCTGCGAAGCTGACGCGGTTGGTGCGCAGCTGCGTCTCGGACAGGCGCATATCGAGCCAGACGCCGGTCGACAGGTCGCAGATCGTATTGGTCTCCGGCAGGATCTCTACGGTGTCCGAATTGGACACGCCGTAGTTATCGCTGTCATCGTAGCAGCCGCGGACGCGATAGGTGACGGAACCGATGCTCCGCTTGTCGGTGTATCCCTTGGTGCCTGTGCGTGCGATGGCGACGCCGTCCCGCTCGATCAGGTAAAAGTCATAGCTCCCAGCCGTCTGCCAGCTGAGCGCCGCCTCGCGCCCGGCAGAGACGGTCAGGGTGATCGCTTCGCCCTCGGTATGGGAGACGGGCAGGGCAGCGGCGCTCCACTCCGACCACATGCCGTATTGATTCTGCACGCGGACTCGGACGGTATAGCTGCCGTCGGTCAGATAGACAGGCGAGCGCCATGCCTTTTCCGTACCGTAGACCGTGCCGGATGCATAGCCGTTGGAGAGCGTCAGCTGATAGGCCTCCTGCTCCGACGTTTGCCACGTGATGCGCGGGCGCGGGCCGGTGGACTGGATGACGATGGACGGGGCGGGCGGCGCGTTGATGGCGATAAACTCCGCCGCGTTGCTCCACGCTGAGGCCGTGTTGTCGGTGTTGTAGGTTCTCACGCGCCAGTATTTTGTCCCGCTCGTAAAGGTGTTCGCGGGGACGTTGTAATACTGATCCGCGCCGGTAACGGTCGCGAGGGTGTTCCACGTCGCGCCGTCGGCGGACCATTGCAGGTCGGCCTTGCTCTGCGGCGTGCCGGTGGAAATGATGTGCTGCCAGCTAAAGCGGTTGACGATGGTGGCGTCGATGACGATGCCGGATGGGGAGACCGGCTTGCAGGATGGTGTGACGTCCGTCGTTGTGATCTCCTGCCATGCAGACGTTGTTGTCGTTCCGCTGTTCGCCGTCACCTTTACGCGCCACTCGATCGTCCCGGACAGGAATGTGTTTGCCGGGACTGTGCAAGAGGTCGTCGCGCCGGAGACGCTGATCGTGTTTGAGGTGCTCGCATTTTTGGCGCGCCACTCGAATACTGCAGATGTTTGCTTTATCTCTGCGAAGCAGACCTGTGTGAGGTCTGTGTCGTCTTTGCAGGCCCATGTGAACGTATTTTTTTGCGTTCGATTCACAAACGCCCCGGAAGATGGTGCAAAATCGCTGGCCTGTATTCCGACGTCATCATCCGAATACTCACATTCCAAAAACGGTTTGTAGGACGACTTTACGCCATAAAAAATCGCTTCGGATGCGTTCCCGTCTCCTCCGCTCGAGAACGCAAATGCAAATCCGTTTCGCATTCCACTCTCAAGGTTTTTCTTCCGGGCCGCTTCGTATAGCGACATTGAGAAGACGACTTCCGCCTGTACGACCTGGTTAAGCTCACTCCATCTTGCAGACCCGACGCCGTCTCCATTGCCATATGGTTTCGGCTGCGTCGCGTATGTTACCGTGCCTGTGTCGAGCGGCTCTGCCAAGCCTTGCCCGTAAGCCGCTATGTATGCAGCTCCCCAACTTCCCAAAGTACCGGCTGTTGGCATGGCGTATATTACAAGCCTCACCTTTGTGATACGTTTGTACTTGTATGCTGCCGCAGGCTCGCCGAATTTCAGCAGGATATTATCCCAGCCGTCATATGTTCCGTCATGGTTTGTAAACGGATCGACAAACAGCTTGTACTGCGTAAGATTCGAATAGTTTGTGTTCGGGTGGGACTTGGAGACTGCCGTCGACCCGCTTGCCTGTACTGTAAAGGTTGGCACTTACTTCGCCCCCATTCGCTGTGTGATTCGCTCGTTGGTAAAGATCGTCACGATATCGTTCAGCTCCCGGATATCGGACGCCGGGATGATGACTTTGTCGATGTAGATGTCGCCGCCGCCCGTGTAGCGGGTCTCGCTGGCCGTCTGGATGCGCGATCCGGAGGGGAGATAGATCCGCTCAAGGCCGTTTTCGTTGACCCGCGTCCAGCCGCCAGACCAGTTGTCCGTGCCTGCGGCGTTGCCGCCCAGATAGCGCCGGACCCATTCGTCCTCCGTGATGCCGATGGTGGACGAGTCGCCGCGGGCAGCGGCGTCCTCGTAGGCCTTGGACAGGTCGGACGCGCTGCTGCCCCACGATTTTGCCGCGTAGCTGTCCTGCAGTGTCTGGTACTTATTGCCGTTTCCGCTGGCATATCCAAAGCCTAGGGCATTGCCCATTTTCTTAAAATCCAGCGTAAACAGGCCCGCAAAAAAGTCCGCTGTGTCGGCGATCAGCGCCATGACCTCCGCCAGCGGCCGCAGGGCGTTGGTCAGCGCCGGGACGCGGTTGCCGGACAGGTCGGACATGGGATTTAGGATATCGCCGACCGTCTCAAGCAGCATGCCGAAGGCGTCGACGATTCCTGAATCCTTGATTGCCTTCCCGAGATCCTTCACGCCCTGCGTCGCGTCGCCGTAAAATTCCTCTAGGTACGGCGCGAACTCGGCGGCCAGCTGGTTCTTCACGCCCTCCTGTGTCTTCTGCAGGCGCTGATAGGCGTCGTCGACCGCTCCGAGTGCGGAAAGCGCCTCTCCATCCAGTACATAGCCTACGTTGTGCGCCTCGTCTGCGTAGGCCTTGAGGGTGTCCGACCCCTGAATGATCAGCGGATTCAGATCCTGCGCGGAGCGGCCAAAGATGTCCATGGACATGGCGTCCCGCTCGGTTTCGTTTTTTACTTTCCCGAGAGCGTCAATCGTCTCATAAAAAACGTCATTCGCGCTGCGCATGCTGCCGTCGGCGTTTGTGACGGAGATGCCCAGTGCTTCAAACGACGCCTGCGCGTTGCCAGTGCCGTTTATTGTGTCCTGCATGTTATTGGTCAGCTTGCGGAGGCTGCCCTGCAGGGTATCGACGGAGACGTCGATCAGCTCGGTTGCGTAGGAAAACTCCTGCAGCTGGTCAGTCGTCTGGCCGGTCTGCATGGAGAGCGTGATGATGTTGTCGGCAAAAGACGCAGATTCCTTCGTCATGGAGATCATGGCCTTTTCGACTTTTACGATCGCCGCCGCGACGGCAGCGAATGTACCAGCAAGCGCCAGGGACGACGCGTCAAGGCTCCCCATGGCGTTCATGGAGGACTTCATGCCGTCCGGCAGCTGAATGCCGAGCTTGGACGTCAGGCCATTCACCACGTCGCCGAGGTTGCCCATGCTCTGCCCGGCGTCCTCGGTTGCGGTGGTCGTGTCTTCTATTTGCTCTGTGTTGTTTTTCAGCTGTCCGTTCAGCTTGTAAAGCTCGGCTTCCGCGTTATTGAGTTCTTTTTCCCAGCGCAGCGTTTCTACTGCGTTTGATCCGTAATTTTCTGCAGCTTCTTCGAGCCCAGCTTTCAGGTTGTCGATTTTGTCATACTGCAGGCTTATTTTTTGGGTTAGCAGGTCCGTTTTCGCCGCCGAAAGTTCTGCTGATTCTGCGTTGTCCGCATATTTTGCCGATACCTTCCGCATCTCGGCGTCCAGCACGTCCATGCTTGCGCTGAGCCGTTCGATATTTTTGCGGTATGTTTGTTCTTTTTCGCCTTCCATGCGCTTTTCATTTTCGCGCATCTGGTTATTTAGATCGTTCAGTTTCGCTGTTGCGTTTTGCAGGCTGGCCTGCCACGCCATTGTAGCTTTGCTGGATTCTCCCGTTTTTTTTACGGAATTTTTCAGAGCCTCCTGCATATAGCGGATCTTTTCTGTTTGCAAAGAGATCTGCCGTTGCAGGATGTCATTCTGTTGCCCTAGCAGCTTTGCGCTGTCTGCATTTTTCCCATACGCAGACGTTACTTTCCGCATCTCGGCGTCCAGCACGCGCATGCCGTTGCCGATCTGGGAGAGTGCCTCTTTGTATTCCTTTTCGCCCGAAAGCGTAAATTTTGTATTGATGTTCGGCATGTTATGTGCCTCCGTTCAGATAGGCCGACAGGCTCTGCGGCTGCTCCGGCTGCTTTTGCGGTGCAAGCGCGTCCAGCAGGAGTGTTATGCGGCGCGGGGACATGGTTTTCCAGAAATCCCGCTCCGGCAGATGCAGCCGGAAGAGCCAGATTGCGAGGAAGCCGGGGAAATCAAAGCCCAGCTGCTTCGGTTTCCCCGGCGGTGTCAGTTTTTTTCGTCTTCCTGCGGTTTCGTTTCGGCCCCCGCGTTCTTCAATACTTCGGCCCGAACCAGCGGATATATCAGCTTTCCGGCCTCTACAGTCTGCGTGAGCGTGAGCTTTCGGCCCAGCTGCTTCCGCGTAAATACCAGCGGCAGTCCGTTCTCATCGGTGATCCCCTGCGAATCCGCTGCGTCCGTCAGCATACCGGCGAGAAACGCCAGTGTACTTTTGATCCCATGGATCCGATCCAGCGCCTGCACGAGGTTCCCATCGTATTCGTCCTGCACGTATGCGATGGCGTTCATGTTGCAGACGAGCCTGTAGGTCGTGCCCTCAAATTCGTAATCTACAAAGTCAAACTTTGTCGTTTCCATCAGGTTTCACCCAGCTTTCCCTTGATCCATGCGACGGCCTCCGTCGCGGTGTCGACGGTCTCGGTCTCGAGCAGCAGCTCGTCGGTCGAATCGTCTGCGAGAAATTCGCCGGTCGTGGTCGGCGTGTTGAACTGGATGTTCTCGCCCTTGGTCTGGTAGGACAGCGAGGGCGGGCCGAACAGCGCTTTCGGCACCCAGACGCAGGTGTATTTGGTCACGCCGTCGATCTTATCCGGCGCGTAAAAGCCGACGCCGACATAGTTTGCGATGTCTTTTGCCGAGAATTTCAGATTTTCCTTGCTCGTATCGGATGTGCAGCCGTAAAGCATGGCCTGTGCGGCCTTTTTGATGTACTTGACAGCCAGTGAGATTGTGCCGCCGGTGGCGAGCTTGATATACTCGGCAAGCTTGGATTCCGCGTACAGACGGCCCTCGGCGAACTTGAGTTCCAGCTGCGCGCTCATGGCGTCGCCGACGTCGGTCGGCTCTGTGTAGGTCACGGTGCCGGACGTGTTTTTATACTTTCCCGCCCGGATGCCGCGTAAGTCAAAACTAGGCATTTACAATAGGCCCCTTTCTTTAAGCTTTTGTGTAAGGATCTTTTCGAGCTCCGCGTTTACGCGCTTCTGCGCGTTCCTGACGCCCTTTGTCCAAAAATAAGTTCCTGTGATCTGCCCGTACTCCTTCGCGCGGCCGTAATTCAAAACAAAAAGCACGGTCGCCCTGCGCGTTCCGTGCTCGTTTTTGCCGACTGCCGTGATGGTGATATACGGATCTCCGTTTTTGTCCTGCTTGATGGTTTTGCGGTATTTCACGCTGGAGGCGTAGGCTTCCGTGCGGAACCCGCTCGCCCGGACGGCATTTTGCAGTTCCTCGACGATGATATCCCCGGCGGCGTATAAAAGCTCCTGCTGCGTTTCGTCTTCAAATGCGTTGGCCTTTTGGAGCGTCGCCATGAGCTCATCCGTGCCTGAAAACGAGATCTTAGCCATATTCCGCGCCCTCCGTTTCGGCGATGAGCGCGATCTGCGTGCGGCCCGTTTCCTTGTCGTAGGTCTCCATGTCGACGGTAGCAATGTAGCCTGCGGCCTCCAGCGCGGCTTTCGTGCGCTGGAGCAGGTCGGCGGCAAAGCCCTCGGCAAAGATGGAAACGGCGTACTGCACGCCGGTCTCGGCCTCTCCGCCCTCGGCGTAGATCTGCCCGGACTGGCCGAGCAGCTGATAGGTGATGTAGGTTTCTTTCGCGCCCTTATAGGGCGGGTGGCAGACCGGGACGCCCAGGTCTGCCATCGCCTCATAGATCATCATGCGCCGTCCCTCCGTTTGCAGGTCAGCTCGATTTCCTCTGTTTCCTGCCCGTAGCTGCGGACGACGTCAAAGACGTCAGAGCCGCAGACGAGCTGCTGCTCGCCGCCGTATTCCGCGCTGTGCATTCGGAAAATTGCGTCCGTGCGCTTGCCGGCTTGCGCGGCCTGATAATACTCGGCGCGGTTGACGGACTTGCGGGCGGCCCAGACGGTTGTCTCGCGTTCGAGCTTTTCGGTGGTCTTCCCTCTCACGATGGGGTAGGAGAGCAGGCGCAGTGTGATCTGCGTGTCAAAGATCACAGCAAGCACCTCCTGCTCCGCCGCTGGCTTGGACTGCCCGGTAATCGTCGGACAGCCCCATAGCGTCGCGGATATCTGCAAAGCAGGTCTTCCATTCCTCGCCCCGGCCGCAGAAATCATGCTGCCAGCGGACGTATGCGCGGACGGCGTCCTTTACAAGCGGGTCTTCCTCCGCGCCATCCGCGCCTGCCAGATGCAGGCGCAGAAGGCAGGCGTCTACCTCGTCGGCGAGCTCATCGTCAAGCGCAGTTGTGGTCAGCCGCAGGGCGGTTTTTGCAACGTTGATCAAAGCCATTGGTTATCCCTCCCTGTTGGCCGCGCGCCGTCAGGCCTTCTTCTTGGTCAGCGTGACGAGGCTGTTCGTGTCGACGCACTTGCCGTCGACCAGCGCCAGCGCGACGGTCACCTCGTCGTCGGTCGCGTTGTCGGTGTACTGGCGGAACGTCATGCCGAGATTCTCATTCCAGAGGTAATCCTTGAAACTGAAAATAAACGCAAAGATCGTGTCTGCGGTCACGCTCGCGGTGAAGGACGGCAGATAGTCGCCCACGAGGACGACCTCGCGTCCAAAGAGCGAATAGACGGGCTTGCCGCTCATGCCGTAATTGACGCGTGCAACGGGCTGCTTTTTGTCGTCCACCATGCCGACGATCTGCTCAAAGAACGTCTTCTTCGTCATGCACCAGACGGCGTCTGCGTCATAGGCCTGCGGCAGGAGTGCTTCGGCCTTGACCAGATCGGCGTATGCCAGCGCGGTCGTTGCGGCGGCGATGTCGATGTTCTGGCCAGTCGGTGCGGTTTCCTTGGTGATGCCCTTCGGCTGGCCGGATCCGGAGCCGCTGATGATGGACTGTTCCTCGGCTTTTACCATGGCCTCGGCGACGTTCGCGACAAACTGCGATTCAAACATCGGGTAGGTCACGATGGACACTTCGAGCGACATGGAGATCGCGCAGCGCAGCTTGTGGTAGGCAAAGGTGATGGAGCCGAGTGCCTTCTTCTGCTTGTCGGAGCCTGTGCCTTCCGCTACCCACGAGGCCGCCGGCTTTGCAGAGCTCGTCGGGACGGTCACGCCGCCCTTGTAGGACGTGTGCGTCACGCGCGGCAGGATCATGCCGGTCGCTTCGATCTTTTCGTAGATCTTCTGCAGCGTCGTGGTCGGGATCGCCGCGCCGACGTCGGAGGTCTTGGTGTTGGCGTCCACGTTGGTCAGCTCCGCCGGGATTTTCTTACCGGTCAAAACGTAGTTCATAAAGGCCCGCTTGTACTCGTCGGTGTCGTACCGGTCGAGCACGTCCGGAGTTTTCGCCGTGCCGGACAGGTCGACGGACTGCGCTGCCGCAGCCGGGGCCGCGACCTTCTGGCCCGCGAGGGCGTTGAGGTTCGCCTGGATCTTGGCTTCCTCCTCAAACTTGGCGTCGAGGGCCTCGACTTCTTTCATCTTGGCCTGTGCCTCTGTGGTCTTGCTTTCGTCCAGCAGCTTCTGGGCCTCGTCCATGAGCTTCTGGCGCTGGATGTTGTAAATTTCCTTCGTCATTTCAATTCTCCTTTGAGTGTTAAAAATTTCATTTTTGCTTCTGCTGCCGCCCGTTCGGGCGTAAAAAAATCAGGCGTTCCGGCCTGATCTTTTATCATGTTCTCTGCGCGCCGGAGCGCGTCTTCGCTGAGCATGCCTGAATAAAAGTCCGCGGCAAGTGGCTTCTGGCCAGAGCCCAGCTTCATGACGCGGTCGATGAGGCCGAGTTCTACGGCCCGCTCCGCCGTGACCCACGTCTCGGCGTCCATCATGGCGGCGATCTCCGCTTCCGGCCTGCCGGTCTTGGCGACGTAGGCCGAGATAATGGCGTGATTGGCGTCGCGCAGGACTCCGGCGGTTTGCTCCATCTGGCGGTAGTCGCCGTCGGCGCTGGACTGGACGTTGTGGATCATCATCATGCCGGTCGGCGTCATTTCTGATTCGCCTGCCATTGCGATGATGGACGCGGCCGAGGCCGCGAGGCCGACGATGCGGATGTGGACGCCGCCGGCGTAATTGCGCAGGGCGGTGTAAATCTCGCTCGCGGCGAATATCTCGCCGCCGCCGGAATTGATCTCGACTTCTGCCCGCTCGCCGTTTCCCTTGGCAAGCGCGTCGGCTACAGATTTTGGGCTTGCCGCTTCCATACCGTAAAACTGGTAAAAACGGTGGCTGTTGCTGGATACGATTGGCCCGCGAATGCTGATCTTCATGCGGTTTCATCTCCCTTCTGTGTGGTATTCTGATTGACCGGCTGCGTATCGAGCCGCCGAATTGGCTTGTCGCCGCCGTCGACCGGCGCGAGGTTAAAGGCGCGACGCCATTCGTTCGGCGTCAGCGCGCCGCGGTCGACCAGCTGCAAGAGATTGAGTTTTGTCGCGGTCGACGCGAAATCCCACGCGGACGCCTCAAATACGATGCGATTCCCGCATCCGCGCTCGCGCCGGGAGAATAGCTTGCGGGTGTACTCACCGCTGAGCTGTTTTAATACCGGCTCAATCTCGGCGTCAAAATACGCGCTCTGTTCGTCCTCCGTCGCGATCGACGTGACGATATGCGGGTTGGTGTTAAACAGGGCGTAGATGCGCTGCGTGGTCTTATCCATCTGGGCGGCGTTCGGGACGTAGTCCTTGGGGTCGATCTGCTTGGCCTCGGCCTTTGCGTCGACGGCCGCGACGCCCGTGCCGTTGGAAACATTGAGGAAGCTGTCGGCAAAGTCCTGCGCGCGCTTCTTGATATCCTCCGCGCGCATGGAGGATGCGAACATCAAAAGCCAGCGGATGACTGCGCTATTCCGGATGGCTTTGACGATGCCCTGATCCGTCGTGGTGACGATCTCCATCAGCGGCACAATGGCCGGAGCAATGGGGTCGCCGAAGATGTCGTTTTCGTAAAAATCCCCACGCAGGTGGATCACATTGTCGTATGCAAACGTCAGCACATTGCCGTTCTGCATGTAAAATTTCAGGTACAAGTTCCCGCCCGCGTCATAGACAGCGTCTGCCTGCATGGCCGCGACTGGAAAAATGGCGTTCGGCAGGCCGTTTTCGTCCCGCAGGATCACCGCGAAGGCGTTGTTGTTGAGCACCAGCTGCGCGGCCAGCTTCTCCTGCAGCATCTGGCCTGTCATGTACTGGTTCGGCTCTTCGAGCAAAAAGCGGATGTAAGGTTCCGGATTGACGGCGATCTTCCGCGTCTGGGCGGTGATGGTCTCCCGGATGTGCTTGGCCGTCAGCTTGCCGATTGCCTTGATCTTTGGCCGGATGCAGGCGCGGACGATGTCGGACTGATACATTTTGCCGTTGTAGCTGTAAAAGCCATTCCCGCGCTCCTGCACCATCTGGACGGTCGAGACGCGTTTGGTGGTCGTGATATTCATCAGGAGGTTTTTCAAAAATCCCATGTTGTCACTCCTAGAGCATACTTGTGTATTCCGCCTGCTTCTGATCGTAGATCGTGTAGGCGTCGAGCAACGCCGCCGTGCCGTCAATGCGGCGCGTGGACTTGCTCGTCTTGTGCGGCTGGATATTGCCGTTTTTGTCCTCGTCGTAGGCGGTGTTTGCGAGGTTCCACTTGTCGATCGGGTGGTTGTTGTAAATAATGCGCTTGGATTCCAAGTCGTTCCCGCAGCGCTTCATAGGCTCGGACAGGGTCTTGACACCCTGATGCACGGCGATCATGGCCTCGGCCCCGAAATAGTCCGCCATGCTGTCGACCCAGTAAGACGCAGACCACGCATCATACCCGATAAAGGGGATAAAAATATCGAGGTCTTCCTGTACCTCGATAAACCATGTTTTTACATCCTCATAGCGGATCTTATTTCCCTCGGACAGCCGGAGCAGCCCGCGCTCATGCCACTTGTCGTAGGGTATTTTGTCCTCTGTCACGCGTTTTTCCAAAAGCTCCTGCGGCAGCCAGTACATCTGCAGCACAAACAGGATCTCCGGCAGCTCCGGCACCTGGAACAGGACCTTCGCCGCCGTCAGGTCGGTGGTCTTGGACAGATCCGCGCCGCCGATGCCGTAGCGTGGGTAGGACAGGACGCGCTCCTGCGTCTGTCCGTCCGCCATGTGGTGCTGCCAGATCATGCGGCGGTTTTCCTTGTCGAGCTGGAAGGTATCGCGGTTGTCCAGCTGCTCAAAATTGAGCCAGGCTTCGCTCGAGGTCTCGCGGATGTTGAAATCCTTGCAGACGAGGTTTCGGACGAGGGCCGGATTTTTCTCCGCCCGCTCGACCCGCTCTTTCAGCGCCGTGTAGCTCTTGATCGTCCCGAGGCCCGGATTTGCCTTTTTCCAGCAGTCCGGGTCGGTCCACTCGCTGCGCTTGTCGAGCTCGTAAATAAACGCGATCCGGCGCGGGTCGTGGTACCCGTCCGGATCTTCGTAGCCGTTTATGATGCGCTCGGCCTCTTCGTATTTTTCGTCGTAGATATCTTCTCGGATGGTGCCGGCGGTTGAGGTGATAAATCGCAGCGGCTGCGCGCGGGCCTGATCGCCGTCGGCAATGATGTCGTACAGCGGTCTGCCGTTTTTCCATTGATGGATCTCGTCCATCATGGCCCCGTGGATATTCAGGCCGTCGAGCGTGTCGCTGTCAGAGGACAGCGGCTTGAATACGCCGTCGTTATAATCGCTGTCCACCTCGCCGACCAGACAGCGCGTCCGCTTGCGCAGCGCCGGCGATTTCTGCACCATGCGCTTTGCTTCCTGCCAGATGATCTTCGCCTGGTCGCGTTTGGTTGCGACGGCGTAGACCTCCGGGCCCGCCTCGCCGTCAGCAAGCTGGAGATACAGGCCGACGCCTGACGCAAGCAGCGACTTGCCGTTTTTCTTGCCGACAATGAGGATCGCTTCGCGGTACTGGCGGTTGCCCTCGATGTCGATAAACCCAAAGACAGTCGCGAGCAGTGCCTTTTCCCAGAGCTCCAGCTTGACGAGCTGGCCGCCCGCTTTGCCCTTGGAGTGGTGGCAGTAGTTTTCGAAAAATTCAAGTACGTGATTGGCACGTTTCGACGAGTAGTAAAACTCGGAGTTTTCCGCTCCCAGCTGCTCTACAACGTGCCGGTAGGTTTTCTGCACTTTCAGACTGACGGTCTCTCGGCCCGACTGGATCGCGTCCCAGTATTCGAGGATCGGGTTGTAGGTCTCCGGGTAGCGCGTGAGTATCATTCCTCGTCACGCTCCCGGACAAAGCTTGCAAAGCCGTCGTCCTCCTGCTTCGGCGCGGTGTCCGGCTTCGGCAGGAGCGCCGTGAGCTGCTTGATGATTTTCTGGTAGTTTGCGTTCGTCGAGTTGTACGCCTGCCCGATGGGCCGGGCGCGGTCATATGGATCCAGTCGCTCCGACTGCTGGAATTTCTCCGTCCAGCCGTTTTCCCGCAGGTCGTCCGCCATGTCCTCGCACTCGATGCGCATAAAGGCCGCCTGATCGATGAGCCCCGCGACAGTCCCGGCCGCTTCCTTCGGCAGAAGCTTGTAGATCCTCCGGAGTCTGGTCTTCTCGGCGCGGATACGCTGTTCCTTTGTCTTTTCCTGCCTGTTCGCCACAAAAACCGCCTCCTTTTCGCGTGATTTTTGCCGTCTGTCCGCGCGTGCGCGTAGATTACTTATCGCCGCGCTTTCGTAGGGGGGCCTCGCGAACGGCCTGCGTATTCTTCCGAGGTGGGGCGTGCGGTGATCTAGCCGGCGCCCCGGCCTCGCGCGACGGGGGGGATCGGGTCTCCGGCGGCGTCGAAGAAAATTTTTTGCGTCAGAGATTTTGCGACGCCGTGCCCGTCAAACTGATCGTGGCAGTCCTTGCAGACGAACTCGAGGTTGGAGTAGGACAGGCTGATGTCCGGGTCGGTGATGTTGTCCGGCGTGAGCGCCCGCTTGTGGTGGACGATGTAGCCAGGGTTGTCCCGGCACTCTTCGCAGAGCCCGCCGTCGATGGTCCGGCGGAACTTGATATACCCGGCGCGGCATTTCTTCCAGCGCGCGGATGCGTAAAAGCGTGCGGCCCATGGCTGCATCCTGTTCCCTCCAATTCTTCACACTATCACTGTAGCACAGATTTTAGGCTCTGTTAGCTCAACTTTTGCGGTAGCCCATTGCCCGCGCTGCCTCGTAGACAAAGCGGCTGTACATCCGCTTGGCCGTGGATGTGCTCACGTGTACCTGTCTGGCAGCGGACTCCAGGCTCTCGCGCGGCCAGATCCATGTATGCAGGCGCACGACCTCCAGCACATCGCCGCCGTCCCGCCAGGTCTGCACGGTGTTGATGGCGGACTGGATCGCAGTGTAGTCCTCGTACTCCCGTGAGGACAGGACGCGCACCGCAATGTCCTCGACGGCGCGGCCGGAGGATTGCCCGCCTGGCTGCGAGGAATAGCCCGGCGTGATCTTCTGCCGGCTCATATCCCGAACCTGTCGGCTCAGTTTCGGGTATTCGCCGATGGTGCGGCAGACATTCCCGTACCACCAGTATCTCGGTTTCGACATCTGTTCAGCTCCTTCCTTCTTCGTTGCAAAACTCAACACATTTACAAGGCTTAAAGAAGGCGGCTCCCATTCCGCTTATGTGTCTCGTTTTTGGGATCCCATACATATTTGAAATATAGGAATCCATACTGCGTGGCTCTGGACTCGACGAGGATGTAGCCGCGCGGGGCGACTGGCGGGCGCGTCGGGCTGTAGTCCCGGATTGCCTCGGTCGCGGGCTCCGGCTCCGGCCGGACGCAGCTGCGGCTGGCCTTGTACCGGTGGCCGCCGAACTCCTTGCGCCAGTGGCCGTGCAGGTAGTTGGCCAGCGCCGTGTAGTCCTGCCCGTGGTCGACCTTATTTCCGTTCTCATCCAGATAGTAGTTGCGCTTCCGCAGTGGCTTGCAGTCGATGACGCTGCCGAGGCCCCAGAGCTGGCCCAGCGCATCGGCAGGAATGCCGTCCGTGATCAGGTGCAGGTGGAAGCGGTTGGTCGACTTGCCCCGGCCGTAGACGATGACGATCTTGGCCTCCGGATACCGGTAGACCATGCGGCGGTAGAAATTATCCCGTATCCGGCGCATCTCCTGCGCGGTATGTACCTCATGTTCGGGGTCGAGCGTGAGTGTGGAGTAATAGCTCGACGGGGAAAAGTTGGCGTTGACCAGCGCCACGAACTTTGCAGCCGAGATCCTGGTGTTGAATTCCTCGCGTTCTTCCTGTGACTGGAACCGCGGCTTCTTCGGCCGGCTGGTTTTCGGATCTGTGCCGTCCGCCACCTTGTACACGATCTGTGTACATACCTTCCCGGCAAACAGCCGGCGCTTGTGCCTCTTTGCCATACTCCATCCTCTTTTATACAAATAGTGATAGCTGCGCCGTATGCGCGGCGAAGCGCTCCTCTTGTGCTGCAAAATAATCCTTATCGATCTCGCACCCCACGAAATCCAGCCCTGCGTCATACGCCGCAATCCGGCTGCTCCCGCTCCCAAGGTGCGTATCGAGGATCTTATCCCCCGTCTTTGCGTACCTGCCAAAGATCCACGCATAGAGCGCGACGGGCTTTTGCGTTGGGTGGATTCTGCATTCGTCTGCATGCACCCCCCCGAAATATGCATAATCAAAGCATTTTGCCGTTTTCGTCCCACTTGTCCATGCCAATTCTCCATCCGAGTATGTATCTACTGGCTGGTGCTTGTACCAAAAAATAAATTCCTTGGTTGGCGGGAGCAGATCCGACAAATGATTGTATCCCCAAATGATCTGATTTTTGCTGATTCTGCGCAGCTCTGCAAAGTACGCGGTGGACGGCTTTGCGTCGTTTACCGTCTGCATTTGCCCGTATTTCGCAACGCGGCTCGTACACTTGGACCCTTTCTCGATCCCGTATGGCGGATCTACCACCGCGAGATCAAACGCCTTATCCGGCAGCGTCCGCATATACTCCATACAGTCCATGTTGTACGCAATATTCACAGATATCCCTCCCATCTCTGCCCGCTGAACGCATGGCCGGAGATTCCGGCCATGCGTTCAGCGGATAGCGTCTTCTGCTTCCCCGAGCAGTGCATCCGCGCGGCGGTTCAGCGCGCGCAGTTTGAAAAACACCAGCACGCCCAGCGCGATCCACTCCAGCGCGGCAGCAAGCTCCAAAATCTCAATGATCATTTTCCTCTCCTTCTATCCCTTCCAGTGTTGCTTGGCAGTATTGGCATTGGCGCGGCAAAACGCGCTTCACGCCGCCATTTTTCCAGACTTCGATATGTGGCTTCTCCGGCCTGCCGCAGACCGGGCAGCGGTAGACACGGAAGATATCATCCCAGCGCCACCAATTCCCGGTGCGGCACAGCTGCTTCGCCGCGTTTTTAAGCAGCACGGTATAGCAGTCCGGCACATCCTCCGGGAACCATCCTTCGATGGGGCCGCCGTTCAGCAGGCACTTGTCGCAGTCGTCCGCCCTGCACGCCCCTATTGCCTGCATGATCTCCGCAAAGCTCATGTCCTTTTTGCCAAGCCGCAGCGCTTCCCGGCGCTTGTCTTTCTTGCTCATTCCTGCGCTGCCTCCATTTCCTTGCGCTCCTGCATAAAGCCGTGCAGAAACAGCTCCAGCAGGCTGGCGGCGCGGTTGACCAGTTTTGTCAGTGCCTTTTTGCTGATCGAGAGCTTGCCGGTCGTGATGACGCTCGTCTCTGGCCTTCCGATGATCTGGATGGTCGGCTGCGGTTCCAGCGTCTTCGATCCGTCGTCCTCGATCTTGTAGAGCGGCGGCGTCGCCTGCTCCATGATGATCCGCGGCGGGTATTCCTCGCCACGGAAACTGACGTCCCAGTGCAGATCATCGTAATCTTTCACAAAGTCGTCCAGCTCGGCCGAAAATAATTCCATCATTGCTGCCATGTTTTTGCTCCTTTCAAATTTCGACGCACTCATTCCAGCGGATATTGATCCGTTTTCCACCGGACTGGATCACATATCCTGCGTTTTTGAGTTTGTTCGGGCCGTACTTTTCTGCGGCATGCTCCGATCCGACGGTCGGCTGGTATTCCGGGTCGACCGGCACTTTGCATATGATGCGGATGCGCACCATCGTGTGCGGCAGGCGGCGCGGCTCCTCCGGCTTCTGTGGCTCCGGCGGCGTGTTCATCTCAGTCATTCTGGTGCTCCGCTCCATATGCTGCGCGATCGATGCGCAGGAGCGACTGCAGTAAAAGCGCCCGCTTTTATTCTCGTTGACTTTTCCGATCGGCCGCAGGAACGTTTTCCCGCATAGGCTGCATGCCTTTTGTATCAGTGTTTCCATGGTCCTCGTCCTTTCTTTGGTCAGGGGCCGGTATCCCGGCCCCCGGCAGTGGACGGCCTCGCACCGCCTGCGCCCGCGCTGCCCCAAGTCCGATCCTGCGCGGGCGAGCCGCCCTTGTCTGCGTCGGGCAGCTTTTGAGGGAGGTTCAACCATGCCGCCGGGTGCGTAAAGCCCGGGAGTGGGGTAACGTTTTCCGGCACGTTCCACACCGTGTTTTATTCCCGCCCGCAGGCTTGAGGGGTTCTGCGGGCGGGTTGCAAAAGTCGGGGTGATCCTTCCGTCGGCGTCTCATGGCAAAGCGTCGGCGGCATAAGCCCACAAAAATTATGTATCCCCGGCCGATTGCTGTGGTTTCTGGCAGCCCGGCTTCGCGCCTACGTGCTTGCCGTACTTGCCATCCTCTCCCTGCTCAAGCGGCAGGGCCTTTCTTCGGGCCTGCTCAGCCGCGTTCCAGCCGCAGCCCTCGCAAAATTCATCGCCCAGTGCTGCCATCATGCAGGATCTGGCGCTCTTTGGCAGCATGCACTGCTCATTTTTTTCGTCGGCCATGCTCAAACCTCCTGTATGTCGATCCCGTATTTGGATCGCATGAATTTGCGGTTCCGCAGATATTCCTTCGTCCGCGTCGCCATGGACTTGACGTCCTCGACGACCAGCTTGCCGCCGAATTTGTACGAAAAGTCCGCCGTGTACCGCACCGCTCGGATGCGCTCGCCGGTTTCGGTGATGTAGCTCTCCTGCAAGGTGAACTGCGGTTGCAGGCGCAGATCGGAGATAATGCCAGCCCGGAGCATCACCATCAGCTCGTCATACCGCCGGGCTTCCTTCTGACTGTCAAAGCGCAGCTCGCCGCGTTCGGCGGGCGTGCTGTGATACTTCGAGGCCTTCTTCGGCGCCGCTGTAGCCCCTGGCAGCTGCTGCCGTGCATAAAGCTCCCGCATCCTCGGCGGCATGTCCGCCATGGACTCAAACCGCAGCCCGCTCATTCGGCTGCGCCATCCATCTTCGCGCCGCATTTCCCGCAGAAATTATGCCACCGCGAGCACAGCGTTGCGCCGCACACCGGGCAGTAGTCATACGGGATGTCCATATGCACCATATTCCTGCGGTAAAGTGTAGAGCGGTCTCCCGCTAAAACTCCGATCTCCTCATGGTATCCCACAATCGTCCTCGTGCGCACTTCCGTCACCGGCGTTCCATGCACCACCTCCGCAACGTCGGCGGCGGGCTGGCGGAGCAGGAGCGTTTTTACCCGCTGCGGTGTCCAGTACGGATTGTGAGCGTTGCTGGCTTCAAAATCTTTCAGCGCCGCCGCGCGGCTGATGTATTCCTCATGCATGGTTGGCCTCCTTATCGCACGAGGAAAGCACGCTGTCGTCCAAAAACGCACGCGCCGTGTATTTCCCGCCGCATTCGCACGGCTCTTTTGTCCGGTAAACTGTCCAGTTCGGAGTCGATAGTTTTTCGTCCACCGGCTCGACCTTCCCACACCGCTCGCAGACCGGCGTCATGTCCATCATATCCATCATGTTTTTACGTTTTGCCATCCTTCTTGCCCTCCATTTCCTGCAAAGCCTTCTCGGCTTCTTCGCGGGTCAAAAATACGGTTTTGCCGAATGAACTAGCATGTCGTTGTGTTGTCCCCTTCAATCCAAATTTCGAGCCAAGCAAAATGGTTGCATCACAGTCTTTTGAATCGATGAACAAAACCTCGCATTCGCAGACGCGCTTGCCATCTGGGATGAACCACACCGTATCCCCCACCTTGCACGGCAGCACGACGCACCGCCCGTCCTTGTCGGCCTCGGCAAGCTCGCGGAGGCGGTCAGCCTCCACGCCCAGCGCCTGCGCTGCCAGATTTATCATCGTGTCCTCCGTAAATGGAGCATTGATTTCCTCCGGCGTCAGGTCCGTGTCCTCGTAGGCCGTGAGGCGTTCCGCCATTGTGTAGATATCCGCAGCCCCCATCATGTACAGCGGGCGGCCCTTCCACTTCACAAATTCGCCGTCTCTTGCAGTCAGTCGCTCCATAGCTCTTCCTCCACATACCGCCAGCTCTGCGGCGGGCGGGTGATTGGCCCGGGCGCAAGTCCGTATTTTGTCTCCCGCAGGCCGGTAAACTCCCACAGATCGCGCGGGTGATCGTAAACGCGCAAATCTGAGATGTGCCAGCCGAAGCCGGTGGCAGCTCCGAGATACTGGTGCAGCTCCGCAGGCTCTAGGCAGGTTGGCCGCGCAGCATCCGACGAGATCCTTCCCGCGCCGTTAATGTTGATGATCTCATCGCACAGAAATTCCCCGATGACTTTGCCATTCCCCCGATATGCTCCGCCGCATTTAGTAGCCTTGAAAACATCCGCTATTTTATCAGGATGGAGAGGCCGTTCCCTTTCCCTCAAGATCCAAAGCATATCAGCGCTCTGCGTGCAGTAGATGTAGCACTTAAACGGCGTATCCATCTTCGGGCGCGTCTTGCGCACCTCAACGGTCTTCTGCCCGGTCATGATCTTCTGGGCCCACTTCGGACGGATGCTGATTAGAACAGCCATCATGCCTTGTCTCCTTCCTCCGGCGCGCCGCGCCATTCCCAGCCGTCTGAGCTGCTCCCGATCGTCCGGGACCCACAGGTTACATCAAGAATTTTCTTTTCCATCATTCCACCTCATCCGCCGTTTTCGTAATTCTCCAGTCCTTTGGGTTGCTCCGTTTTTCGAGTGCCTCTTCCAGTGCCGACCGGTCGCTGCACATACACACCTGTTCCCAGCGGTACGACTGGCAGGTGCGGTTTTTTGTCATCGCCTCCGGCACGATGTACGGTATCTTGTGCTCAAGGATATACATCATTCCACCTCCTGCGCTTCCGGCAGCGGCATCCAGTGGGTGACTATACTGCCAAGGCAGTCCCGCATAGCTATTCCGTCATATCTTCTCCATGTATCCGCGCTTGTGCGGTACGCCTCGCCGACAAATACGCCGTCCGTAGCAAGGACGCGTTTTCCCGGCTCCGGCCTCCGTTCCTCCACGCTGATCCACTGCGGCACCTTCTCCCGCAGCGCCGCGTTCTCGGCGGTCAGGCGCTCGATCACGTTAGCAGCCGCAAACTCGATGTATTCCCGCCGATCTTGTATTTCTCCGACCTTGCAGTTTTCGCACGCGTCGTCGTGTCCAAGCCCCTTCGCGCAGCACCGCAGCGCCTGCACGATTTCCTTGTCTGTCATGGCGTATCCTCCGAAATCAGGTTATATTTTTTGAGCAGCGCGGGAACTTCGTTCTCGCCTATGATCTCGTCCCGGAATGTTTTTATGTGCGTCCAGTTGTGCGGTGCCCCGCCGATCCACTGGAACGTCCAGAGACTCGATTCATTTTTTCCGTGGTAAATCTCTACGCTGAACGCTTTTCCGATACGGAATCCGTTAGAATCCAGCCGTTCCGGCTCAAGCATACCAGATATGTACTGAAAGCCGTTCCCGTCTATCCCGCTGACGATTAGCTTATATATGCCATTCATCTCAAAATGTCCTCCCTCAATGCCCTAAAAATCGGGTATGCCTGCGTCTGGTAATCGGCAAACTCGCATTGCCCGACGGTCGTAAATCCTGCCCACTCGGCAGCCAGATCAAGCCCGCCGATCCCGGAAAACAGGCTCAGATGCGTCAGCATCGTGCCTCATCCCTCCCCGGCGTAAGCTTGGCCAGCATGATCTGCCCCAGATCCGCCACGTAGACCAGCCGCCCGCGGCTGTATACCATCAGCTTCTCGCCCTGGATTTCCATCCGGTCTGCCTCGATGTTGGTGATATCCTGGCAGGCGTCACACACAAACCTCATACCAGCGCCCCCGGCCGGGTATCCGGCACATAGTGCAGCTTGTCCGCCTGGGCGCTCTGGTGGTACTCCGCCCGCGTCCACGCGTAACCCCAGTGTTTTGCCGCCGTAAACATGGCGGCCAGTTCGTCCGCCGCGCGGACAATGATCTGCTGATCGTGGTAAGTTACGGTATAGTGGTTTTTCCCGGTGTATCCTGCCTGCGCGATGATCTTCTTTCGTCTCGGCGCCCGCTCGCCGGGGTAATCGATGCTATTTTTCATAGTGTTTCCTCCTGCGTATCCTGTTTTCCGCCCGGACCGTCTGGCGGTTTGCTGCATGATCCAGCTCCATGTCCATGCGATCCCGGTGATTTACATCGTAAATGTGATTCCGGATGCTCTCATATAGCTTCCAGCTGCAGCATCCGGCGCGGCAGGTACCGCTCCTGTCCGGGCAGTCTCTCGCGCACGGCGGCGGAACTGGCCGCATCCGCGGCGCAAAATACTGCATCACTCGTTCTCCTCCTGCACGTGCTGGAGCCAGGCTGCGAGCTTCGCGTAGTTGTCCTGCCTGGCAACTGTGTCGGCGACGCACTGTGCGTTGACGCGCTCCATGCTGTTCAGGCACTCGGCGTCCTCCTGCTCGCAGGTTGACGCCAGTATCAGTGCATCGATCAGGCTGTCCAGCTGATCTGGCCGGAGCTCGACCGTGATCTTCGGTTCGCCCATCACAGGATCCCGTAGGTCGTCAGGCCCAGCGCGATCGCGCCGGTCACGACGCAGGCGTCGGTCATCTCTGCGTACCCGGCAATCACCGCCAGCACAAATGCCGCGCCGCCCAGCCACACGCAGCAGGTCTTCGCCACCCGCCGCATGGCCTCCCGGTACCGCAGCTCCTCCAGCAACCGCTTCTGCCGCTCCCTGGTCTCTTCCTCCGGCTCATACCCGAGCCGCTCTGCAAGATTGGTTCTCATTTTTTCTCCTCCGTTCCGTCCTGTACACTGTCCGCCGCCTTGATCTTTTCCAGCACCCACTCGATATTCCTGCGCTCCTTCTCAATGCTCTCGAGCTCTTTCCCAATGGCTTCCTGCCTTGCTTCGCTGCCCAGTGCGCCCTCTTTGAGGCGGAACGTATCCACATCCATCCGGATCATGTTCCTTTCGAGCGTCCACTTGAGATACAGCCATTCAGCCGTTGTCAGAAGCAGCTTTTTCATGCCTTCGCCTCCGTCTCCTGCATCCGCTTGACCACACGCATCAGCCGCGCGTTCATGCAATGCAACTTCTGTGCCTCGAGATCGTAGCCCTTGCGCTGCATAGCGCGGGCGGCCTCGGCGTTCTGGCACTCACACACCAGCGCCGCCTCAATCACGTCCCGCAGCTCCTGCGCATCCAGCGTTAGGGTGTAGGTTTTGGCCTGCATGTGCGCTCCTCCTGTTCCTTCCTGTAGCGCTCCGCTGCCCAGCGGGCGAAGGCGTCCAGCTTGGACGCTCCGTGCCCGTCGTCCTGGCGCTTGATCTCAAAGGGCTCTGCCGGGAGAAAACTCCCGTCCGCTGCCCGGTATGCAACTGCTGCCAGCACGGCTCATGCCTCCTTCCGCTCGTCCTGCTTGCTTTCCTTGGCCAGTGCCATGCCATAGGCGATATCGCTCAGGCGCTGCATCTGTGCCGGTGTCAGCTTCTCAGTATTCTTGCTCAGGCTTTCCATAACCTGCTTTTCCTTCTCGGACATTGTTCTCACCTCGCATTGGTTTCTGTTATCTGTAACCTAGATTCATATTATCACGTCTCAGTTTCGTTGTCAAGCATTATTTTGAATCTAAGTTTCATTTATTTCTTGACTTTTGTACCTACGTGTGGTAACCTAGTTTCATAAGGAGGGATAACAATGGAAACCATCAATCAGCGGATTGATTTCTTAATCAAAGAGCTTGGCTTTACAAAGACGAAGTTTGCTGAATCTCTTCACGTCTCGTCTCAGTTCGTCTCATCGTTGTGCTCCGGTGCAAAGCAGCCAAGTGATCGCACAATCGCTGATATCTGCCGTGAATACGGTGTGAGCGAGACCTGGCTCCGTACTGGCGAGGGCGAGATGAAGCAGAAGCTTACGCGGAATCAGGAAATCGCCGAGTTTATGGGCGTCGTGATGCACGATCCAGACGACGCGCCGCGCAAGCGGTTTGTATCGATCATCAGCAAGCTCAGTGTTGACGAGTGGCAGCTGCTCGCCGAGATCGCAAAAAAAATGGCCGAGGACGAATAACCGTCCTCGGCTCATTTTTTGTGCTTCCGGTCTATGCGACCAGCGACCGCACAAAGCGCCACACAAGATCAAGCTCCGCTTCCGTGGCCTTCCGCAGCAGTTTTCTGATTTCCTGCATCAGTTCTGTTCGTGTCAGTTCCATACGTTCCTCCATTCTTCCACAAAAAGGCCGTTCATTTTTTGTTCATTTTTCCGGTTGTGCTTTCCTCTCCCTTGTCTTACAATATTTGTAGGATGATTTATCCCCGCTCGCATAATTATATTAGAACATGTGTTCTATAATTACAATTATGAGAGCCTACAAAAATTTATATGTCAAACTGGAGGTTTTGCCATGCGACATATCTGGCAGAAGGTTGCCCTTGTTTCGGTCTCCTGCCTGCTTGCGGTCGCTGCGTGGATCGGCCTTTTACACCTTGCGGATAACATTTCCGCCATCCGCTCTTATCGCGCGTCCGATCCTATCGTCCAGCAGGCCGCCAGCCACGCGGAGGAGTAACTATGTACTGTAACAAATGCGGTAAAGAGATCGACGACGAGGCTCTGATCTGCCCGCACTGCGGCTGCGGGACCGTGAACTATGTTCTTGATCAGGCGAGAGCCGAATCTCGCACGCAGACACAGCATCCCGCGCAGAAGAAACGCTCAACGGCGCTGCTGCTCTGCATCTTCCTCGGCGGTTTCGGCGCGCACCGGTTTTATGTCGGCAAGATCTGGACTGGGCTGCTCTGGCTTATCACGCTTGGCTTTTGGGGTATCGGCACGCTGGTTGATTTTTGCCGGATCTATGATAATAAGTTTACTGACGATGCTGGCCGCCCGCTCTATGATGAGTACACCGCAGGCATGACGCCGGATGAGTATGCAGACGCTGTTGCAGGCCCGCGCCGCGTCCGCAAAATTATTATTGTCATCGCCCTTGTGCTCTGCGCTGGTTGCTTTTTGTTCGTCCGCGTTATTCCCAGCCTTATGTATGCGCTCGGATGATGATTTGCCCGCGCCGCTGGCCGAACAACGGCGCGGGCTTTTGCTTGCGCAGGCGACCGGGAGCCGTCTGTAACTTTAGGGTAGCCTGTCCACGGTAGACTTGTAAAGATATGACAGTTGCTTTTTGCAGTCAGACGTCTTGCTTTTTTGGGGGAATGATATGTTTTGAAGGAAAAATTATCTGATTTATGCCGTGAGCAGAAGCAGACGATCACTCCGCACAAAACGAACCAGGACGTCGCCGAAAATACCGACCTTTCCGTCGGCACCGTCTCCCAGTTTTTTCGCGGCGACATCAAAAATCCATCTGTTTACACGGTCGGCCCGATCTGCCGGGAGATGGGCGTTTCTATTGATGACTATTTCGGTATCCCGCATGATGAGCCTGCCGAGTCTTCCGACGCCGAAATGCTCCGTGCCGAGAACGCATCCCTTCGCGCGCAGCTTGCCCAGCATCAGAAGTCCCTGCGCATGCACCGGCTTGTGACGCTCATCCTCTTGGGTATTCTTTCGCTGTGTGCCCTTGCGCTTGTGGCCGACGTACTCAGCCCATCAATCGGCTGGATCCGCACATAAAAAAACAACCGCCCCGGTCTGATAAGCCGGAGCGGTATTTCTGGAGGTTGCCATGGACGGCCTGAATCTTGCAAACGTTGTGATCTATGCGCGGTATTCTTCTGCCGGGCAGAACGATCAATCCATCGACGGCCAGCTGGCCAAGTGCCGCGAATACGCGCAGCAGCGCGGCTATCGCGTCGTCGGCGAGTATTGTGATCGTGCCCTGTCTGGCCGCTACGCTGAGACGCGCCCGGAGTTCCAGCGCATGATTTCTGACAGTGCGAAGCATGCGTTTGATTTTGTGCTGGTGTGGAAATTGGATCGTTTTTCCCGTGATCGCTACGATAGTGCGATCTACAAGAAAAAGCTCCGCGCCAACGGCGTGCGCGTGCTGTCCGTCACCGAGGGCGTCGGCGACAGCAGCGAGAGCGTGCTGTTGGAGGCGATCCTGGAGGCCATGGCCGAAGAATATTCCCGGCAGCTCGCTCAGAATGTCCGGCGCGGCATGCGGCAGAACGCGGAGAAGGCGCTGAGCCTCGGTGGGCTTGCCCCGCTCGGCTATCGCGTTGTTGATAAGCGCTATGAAGTCGATGAGGAAGCCGCTCAGATCGTGCGCTTTGTGCATGAGCAGTACGCCGCCGGCGCTACGCAGAAGCAGATCGTTGCCGACTGTGCGCAGCGCGGCTACCGCAACCAGCGCGGGAACCCGCTCACGATCGATTCTGTAAAACGGATCCTCTCCAACGAGCGCTATGTCGGCACGTACCGGTATCTCGATGATATCGTGATTGAGGACGCGTTCCCGGCCATCGTCTCCAAGGAGCTCAAGCAGCAGGTCCGCGCGCGCCTGACCGCGAATGCCAAAGCCCCCGGCCATGCAAAAGCAAAAATTGAATACCTGCTGCATGGGAAGCTGTTCTGCGGGCTGTGCGGCGCGCCGATGATAGGGGAGTGCGGCCGCGGCAGACACGGCGCAACGTATTATTATTACACCTGCGCCGCCCGAAAGAAGGCCCATACTTGCAAAAAGCGCAACGAGCGCAAGGATGAGCTGGAGCAGTATATCGTGGAGTATATCGGCACGCACGTGCTCACCGACGAGTGGATCAGCGCCGCAGCGGACCGCGTTGTGGCCGAGTATGCCCGGAGCTATGATGCCTCTGGCATAAAGCCGCTGGAGCGGCAGATCCGCGAGGCTGATAAGGAGCTGGATGCCCTCGTCGACACGCTCATCAAAACAACGTCGGCAGCCGCCATCGCAAAGATCAACGAGCGCATTGAAGCTTCCGAAGCCCGCAAGCGCTCGCTGGAGGATGAGCTTGCCACGCTGCGCATCGCCAGCCGCGTCCAGCTGCAAAAAGAGGACGTTGCTGCATGGCTCAGCCAGTTCCGCTCCGTGGATTCCGCCGACCTCGAATATCGCAAAAAAGTTATCGAATTGTTTGTAAACGCGATCTATATCTACGACGACAGGATAAAAATGTTTTTTAACGTCACTGATTCTGCCCAAATTACCTACCCGGAAATGCTTGCCCTTGAAGCCCCTCCCGGTTCGGATTTCGGCGCGTCCGGCGTACCAGATGTATCCTTATCCGAACACTTTGTTTTTATAAACGGTGTTATTGGGATGGTCGTGCATCGATAAAGGAATCCCTCTCCTGTTTTGGAGAGGGATTTTTTTATTTTGCGATATGCTCATAATACGCCATGAGCTTCTGTTCCGGCCCCGGGCCGTCCTTGTCGAGCAGGAACGCCTTGGCCAGCGACGCGTAAAACTCCGGGCGGTTGAGGCCGAACTCCACGGCGACGGGGTAGTAGTCCGAGTACATCATGTTGAGCGTCACGCCCCACGCCCAGCGTGGGATCTCGTTTGGCTGAATGCCCATGCTCTCTGCCACGGCCGTTGTCTGTTCCATCGTCCAGTGCGGGCCGGTCGTGCCGTCGGCGTTTTGCATGTTGGCTGCCCACTGCATCGCCGTTTCTCGATCAAATGTGGCCGCCTCCGGCTCGTCGTGGTGCCCGTGCAGCTTTTCGAGCCTGCAGATCGTCTTCGCGTACAGCCCGACTTCCTCTGCGCTGCCCAGCGTCACGGGTTTCTCCATGGCCTCGTGCAGCTTTGTGTAAAGCTTTTCGATATATTCTTTCATCTCATCACGCCTCCTGGATATACCGGTAGAGTTTATCGACGTCGTTCTGGCCAAACCGCATATCGCCCAGCAGCGGGACGGATACGGTCAGCTTGTTTTCAAAGCGCGGCCTGGCCGCGTTGTAGAGCTTGTCGAGGTCGATGTTTCCAGCGTCGTCAAAGATCTGCATCATCTTGACCGCCGGATTCTCGCGCAGCGCAAGGATCTTTTCGCGGCTGCCCTCCATGATGAGCGCCAGCATGATCCCGGCCCCGATGCCCTTTCCGCCTGGCAGGTGCGGAATGACCTCGTTGTCAGCGTAGCGCATCGCGCCGCGCATGGCCTGATCTATCGTCACTGTCATTGCAGATTTCCTCCTTTAACGATGGGGCGGCGATTGCCGCCCCTTTTGCTTAGCTGTTGCAGCACCCGCCGCACTTCGGGACCGGGTTGTAGAGCGTCTGCGCCGTGGTCGCGGTGCCTGTGGTGACATCTGCGACCTGCTTTGGATAAAAGGTCGCGTTGACGTATGTGACGATGGAGTTGTCACCGCAGCAGCGGCGCTCGGCCTCCATCTTGACCGCATCAAGCGCCTCCTTGCGGACAGACTCGACGTCCTGCTTGACCAGCGCGAAGCTGTCCTCGGTGCGCTGGTTGTGGACGGCCTGCTTGCACAGCGCCTCACGTACGTCCTTGAGCTGCCCGTCGATGTAAGCGTACACCTCGAGCATCTTGCCGTCGTTGTACGTGTTGGCCTTGAGCAGCGCGATCTCGCTGTCCTTCGCGGCCAGCTTCTGTTCGCGCTCCAGATCGTAGCGCGTGACCGGCATGTTCTCGCTGCACGTCGGCTCCTGTTGGCGTGTGGCCAGTGCGGCAGCCAGTGCAGCCATGGCAGGCGTGGCCGCAGCTGCCGTTACCTCTGCAGCCGCTGTCCTGTTGTTCTGGCCGAGGCCGCCAAGCAGATTGCCGAGGCCGCCGTTCGCCAGTCCCAGCGCGGCGCCGCCGATGCCAAAGCCCAGCGCAGTCCCTGCGAGTCCCTTGCTTGCGTATTCCATAAAAAAATACCTCCGGTAAAAATAAGTAAGCTGGCCAGCTCCTATCCTCAGTCTACCGTTTCCCCCGCTCCGCTGGGGGACATTTGCGGGACGTCTGTGTACCATTTATGTACCATTTATTTTTTGATTTTTTCATTTTTCCTCTTGACATTTACGCTCATTGAGCGTATAATAAAGCCATAAGATAAAT